CTGCTGATCAACAACGCGTCGCCGACGCCGGCGTCGCGTTGTTGATCAGCAGCTTGCCGGCCGTCGGATCGCCAGCAACGGCCGTGTTCCACAAGTAATCGAGGCCGACATTCGGTCCGGCCGCGCCAGAAGGACCTGGATTGCCGTTGGCGCCAGGCTCGCCTTGCGTGCCGCGCTGGCCTTTGATCAAAACTTCGTTGAGAACGGGGCTCGCCGCCGGCGAGTTGACTTGCCAGCCGAGTTCACCCTGCGCGCCAGCGCCACCAGTGAAAATACGTCCATCAGCATAACGAATGACTGGCCCGTACTGCAGAACGGTTCCGCAAATAGAAAACTCGGCGATGACGCCAACCGGGTCGAGGCCAACCATGATCGCGTGCGTCTGCAGGGTTGTCGTGGATGCGCCGTCGCAGCAGTTGTGGTTGGCGTTGTAGCCACTCGCCCAGATCACATTTCCCGCGCGGATATATGTGGTCTCATTTTGTGCGCAGCCACCGATGCGAATATCGGTCACCAGCCCCTGAAACGCACCGGCCGGCTGAGTAATCACGCCTTTCGACACTAAGGTGCCGTCGCCGATCTGACCGGCGTTGTTGTGTCCCCAAAAGACTGCCTTGCCGGTCACGGTGATACCGCCGACGACCCCACCGTAACCGCCGCCAACGATTTTCGTAAATCCCTCGGTGTGCGGAATGGCGACAAACGAACTGCGGTTCGTCGTGTCACTCGCGCCCTGCGCCAGCTGCCCGTTGCCGTTATGGCCGGCGCCATGAAGGGCACCTGCGTTGGTCCGAACAATGATCGTGCCGGTGAAAACCGAAACCCCGTTGTCGCTGCCACTCATCGCGAGAACTTCGGCGATACCCGTCAGCGACGCGTTGATCTTGGCACGGTTCGCACTCGTCGTCGTGCCGTCGCCAAGCTGCCCGGTCGAGTTCATACCCCATCGCGCGAACTCGCCCGTCGTCAGGCGCGCCGCAACGGTGTGCGGATAGCCGCCGACCGATAGCGTGTCGACGTTGAGCAATGCCGTACCAGTCGCATTGTCGAGAACCGGCGTGATCGTTGTCGTCGACGTGCCGATGGTGACGCCGTCGCCGCGCTGGCCGTGGCTATTGCTGCCGATCGAGTAAAGCTTGTTATCGTCAGTGATGAAGAACACGACATTGGTGTCGGACTGGCTGCCGCGTGACGCGACGATCTCGCGGATCTTGATACCGGCGTCGAAGAAATAGGCGATCCGCTTGAAGCGGAACAACGACGTCGTGTTGCCGTGACCGAGCAGGTTCGCAGCACCATCGCCGGCCGAGTGCACCCAACCGAGATCGTCGATAACGTAGTGCCGGCCATTCGAGCTGACGAGTTTCTGGATCGCGGTTGGTTGATTTTCGAACGGGATGATTTCAGGGATCAGCGCGTCGCGTGTCCCAAAGATCATGTTTTTGTTGTTCGCGCCGTCACCCCACGCCATCACGGTTTTGCTGTCGAACACGGCCGCGCGCGCTAAGCCAGAATTGAACCGCCCAGGTGAGATGTGCGACGCAATGCGGCCAGCTAAGGACGATGCCCCGCCTCCGACCGAAACCCAATTGGCGCCGTCATAGGCCACGCTGCGCCGCTCAGCCAGCGCAACGGCGCGCCAGCCTTTCGCCGGCGTCACGTAGGACCAGGCGCCAGCGACGCGCATCGCGACCTGATCGGATTTGCCAGCCCAAACGCCGGTCGCACCGGCCGGGATGATCCAGGCCAGGCCGTCGGCCGGTGCGCCTGGCGGCACCGTAAGCAGCATCGTCTCCACGACCAGCGTCACGGTGCCGGTTGCCAACTTGGCCAGTGTCACAGCACCAGTCTGCAGGTCCGCCGTCTCGACGGCAGCCGTTGCAATGTCCCCGGCCTGCACCTGGTTGCGGATCGCGAGGTCGCCGAGACCGAGGTTTGTGCGTGCCGCTTCGGCGGTTGTGGCGCCGGTTCCGCCCTGGTCGATCTGGATCACGCCGAGCTCGCCCATCAGGCCCAGCACTTCGTCGACGTCGATCGCGACGATGCCACCGTCGGCGCCGAGCGCCAGCAGCATGTTCGTCTCTTGCGGGATCAGCACATTGCCTGCGCTGGCGTCGTCGCCGGCGCGGCGCACGGCCCGCTGCACTTCGCGGCGCAGCTCCTGGACCATCAGCACCAGCCGGTCGAAATCGGCATTGAACGTCGGCGGGTTGAAATCACCGAAACTGACATAAGACGAGCTACGCGATGGCAACAGATTGCCCTCGAGCAGCAGACGGTCACCCTCGGCCACGGTGCCGAGCAGCGTGACCTGAGCCGATGCGCTGAGCAGCAGCAGGCTATAATCCGTGTTCAGCACCAGCGTCGTGCGGCCACCCCCGCGAATTCGCGTGACGGTGAGATCGGCAGCGGCGAACAGCGGATAGGGGAAATCGTGCGGGCCCGTCTGACCAGCCGTCAGGTCGTAGCTTCTCGACCGGTTCGAAAATGAAATCGCGCCCATCATCGGCCCCCTTCGTTGAGGCCGACAATAGGCGCGTTGACGGGCGATAGACTTTTTAGCGAGCCAGGGCGCGCGCCCGGTATCGGCTGGCCGAGGCCTTCGGCAGATTGCACGCGGACACCACGTCGCGGGTGCGCGGCGGGTGGCCGTGGCGGGACGTGTAGGCGCGGACGTATTCGTTGACCATCCGCTCGCGTTCGGTCAGCTCGTCCCGGGTCGGCGGCGGCAGGTCAGGCGCCGGGACCGAGCGGCGCGATGCCGGCGCCGGCCGGATCTCGTGCACGAAGCCCATGCCGAAGAACACGACCGTCGTCAGCTCGACGATCAGTGTCACGAGCGCGGGCATGACGAGCACCAGGACCTCGACGGCCCTGGCTTCCGGGCCGCCGACGAACACCGCCCACAGCTTCGCGAAATGCTGATAGCCGCCGTTCTCGGTTCGCTCAGGCCCCAGCAGCGCAATCTTGGCTCGGATCAGGGCGACGTGACTGTCGGCGCGATCGCGGGCGCGTTCGGCATCGTCTCGCGTGGTGATGCGACCGTCGCACTTCTTGCCCTTGCCGCTGCCGCATTCGACCGCCGCCTGGCCCTTGGCGAGCTCGAGGGCCGACTTGGCCGCCTCGAGATCGGCTTCGGCCTGGACGAGCTCGCGGCTCATGGCTTGCCGCTGCAGGTTCAGGTTGCGGATACCGGCATTCTTGGCCTGCTGGGTTTCGGCGTTGCGCATGGTCGACGTGACCACGACATAGGCGGTCCCAGCGATGAAGATCAGGCCGAGACCGAGCGCTGCGATCCGCATCGCCTTGAGCTCGATCCAGAAGAAGTGCCCGGCGGCGATCGTCGCGATCAGAGCGCCAACGGACATGATGTGCGAGAGGGTGATCGGCTGGCCGGCGGCGACGTCGTCGAGCAGGACGCGGGCCGTGATCCCGGCAAAAAGCAAGCCGAGCGATATTGCCCCGATCCGGGGCTTGGTGTAGCTGGTCATTGGGTTTCCTAGCTGTTACCGCAGTTGAGGAGATCAAGGGCCGCCGAGGTGTTAGAGCACCGAAGCGGCCCGCTTCGTTTATAGGTCCGAAGTCTGAACAATACAAGTAGAGCGCAGTAACACTTAAGCAACATATTCAGTGCGTTGCTGCGCGATCCTCATTTCGACTTGAATGTCGTCGAGGAAATCACCAGGGATCAGCGCACCACGCCCCTGCTGGCCTTGAATGCGGCCCTGGAACGGAACGACACCCGGCAGCCGGCGCAGCACGCGGCCGTGACCGAACCGCCATTCGGTACCTTTGAAGATGTTCGCCAGCGCCGTGTGCGCGTTGGCCACCAGGAATGCGTTGCGCTCCGGAAAGACCCGCATGCCGAACTCGGCCAGGTCGCCCGCCGCGGCGTCGCACTCGTTCATGGCGGCTTCGACCAGGTCGCGGATCAGGTTGCCCTCGCCATCGGCCGGCGTCTCGAGCAGCTGGCGCAGGCACTGCCGGGCGCTGTCGAGCGCCGTCAGCGGCGGTGGCGGCATCGGCGGCAGGCCAAGCTGGCGCCAGACCACCCTGGCAACAGCCGAGCCGGCGATCGCGCGCGCCTCGGCCACCGTCATCAGCCGCTCGCGATACGTCATCGGCTTAGTTGTGTCGGGTGTCAGGCTCGGCTGAGTGTCGTTGGCGGCCCTGTTCATGTCGAAGCGGCCGGTTTTGCGCAGTTGCGGCAGCACCTCGTGAGCCAACCAGCGCTTGAAGCGCTCGGCTTCAGGCTTTCGTGAACGAAACACAAGGCGATAGACGCCGGGTTCAGAGACGATGATCACCGCCTGTTCCCCGCCACGGCCGGCAAGGGTCTCCATACTATGGAGACCCTTTTCATCGCCATCGAGCGAATCGAGGCTCGTCGAATAGTTTTTGAGGCTTAGACACTCGCAGATGTCCTTGCCGACGAACCATGGTTCGCCGTCTCGCCGCACCACGCGCACGAGATGTTCTTCAAAAGCGAAGGGGATGAGTTCATTCATAATGTCACCGACGCGTAAGAGTTACTGTCGGGTTGCCGCGCAACGTTTTCGAAGCATCGGTCGGCACCCAGGGCTCGAAAACGCGAGTCGGTGATCCGCGCCCATACGCCTTTAGGCTTTCGCCCTGGACATGCGCGCATGGACCCTGGGCGTGTGCCGGTTCCGACTTGAGGGTTTTCGAGGCCCGTACGGGTTATCGCAGACTAGTCCGCTCATGGCAAACACGGGAGAGAAGTGAAATCTCACTAGGCAACCCACCGACGCGATGCCAAGCTCGGCTGCTTTTTCGCTAGGGGTGCTTTGATGAAATGGCTTTTCGCGAGCGCTGCGCTCGCTCTATCCGGTTGCGCCACCATCGTCGAGGGCGTGAACCAAACCATCATCGTCGACGTGGTGCCGCCCAATGGCGTGTGTGAAGTGAGCCGCCAGGGCGAACGCCTGGGCGTGTCGACGCCGGAACGGCGAGCCATCCCCATCAGCAAGTCGCAATTCGATCTCGTTTTCTATTGCACAGCGCCCGGACACATTTCGAAGACCGAAACACTGTCTTCGGCGATGGCGGCCGCGACCGTTGTCAGCTTCTTCCTGCTCGACTTCGGCATCATTGATGCTGCGACGGGTGCTTGGAAGAAATACCCCGAGCGCGCCGTCGTAATCCTGACAAAGGGCTAAGCTGCACAGTCACTCATCAGTTCGCCAGCCTCGGCCCCCGCTTCGGCGCGGTCGCGCCAGGATCCCACCAGAAGCCGTTGCCATAGTCCTTCTTCTGTTTTTGCATCTGCCGGCGGAACGCGGCGCTCGCTTCCGGATCGACCATACGCTGCAGTTGCTGCAGCACGACGCGCTCGTAGGCTGACCTCAAATACCAGAGCGACCCGCCTGGGGTGTTCTGGCCGAGAAAGCGGATCAGTTCGCGCCCCGTATTCGTTTTCTCACCTTGCAGATACTCGGCGACGTTGCCGCTCGTCAGGCTCAGCAGGCCGGCAACCAAGTCGCCCGTCGGACCGACGACGGTGCGCGCCAAACCGCCCCCCATCCTGTTCTGCTCAGCCGCGAGGAAGTCGCCGTAGATGCCCAGGCCACCACCCTGCAGAATGGCGCCACCTATGAACTTCATGTTGTTCATCGGTCGGGGATCTTTGCCTTTTGCCATTTCCTTCAGCTGCATTGCGAGCGCTCCGTAGAGAGTCGTTGTGATCAGCAGGCCGACGGCATAACCGGCGCCGCGCCAGAACCCGTTCTGCACCATTTCAGTCGCGATCCGCTGCGACTGCAGCATGGCGACGGACAAGCCGAACATCTTGAACTGGCCGAATGAGCGAAACACTTCATCCTTCACCTCGCCCCTTTCTAGTCCTCCGTAGGCGTTGGCCTTCGCACGCAGCGTGCCCTCAGGTGTCGAATATTCCCGCTCCTGCAGGATCATCTCGAGGTAGCGCTCAGCGATGTTTTCTCCGCCACGGCCAGCAGCAGCAAGATCACGACCGAGCTCACTTGGCTGCAGCAGCTCGACGGCGCGAGGCTGGCCAGTTCCGTCAAGGCGCATGGCGTCCCAATCGGTGGCCGTTAGTCCGTACCGCTGCATGGTTCGACGGAGCCGAAGCGGCAGCTGAGTGAAGTCCTGCGCCGTTCGGCTGGCGAGCTCGCCCATGAACGCCAATCCGAAAGCATGCTTGCCGCTCTGCGTCCAGGCCTGCAAGCCAGACCAGGCAATGGTGCGGTCGGCGAGGAACTGCGTCCATTCCGGCCCCTGCATCGTGCCCGCCCACCGCGCTTCGGCGTGCAGCATGCGGGTTGCCGTGTCCAGGATCATCCCGCCGGCGACGAGCTCGCGCTTGGTGCCCGTCGCGAACGACTGCAGGATCTGATCGTAGGTACGCAGAACAGGAAGGCCGGCAAAGGCCCGCGCTATCTGCTGGAACCCGACGTCCGTCACGGCCGACAGCGCAGCACCACCCAGCTTGGAGGCGACGTTCATGTTCCGGACTGCACCAAAAACGTCAGCGATGCGCTCGTTCACAGCGCTCGCGGATCCTCGGTACATGTCCCACATGTCGGTCGATAGCTTGATCATCGACCTGGCGTAATCTTCAGGGTCCTTCGACGCCAGCCACGAGCGCCCCTTTTCAAACGGCCGGCCCAGATACTCCGAGACAGCAGGAAAGTGCGCCGGCAGGTGTGCGGCTCGCAGGGATGCTTGACGCATCACGAAGTTCTGCACGTACAGCAGTGTCGACGATGGGTTCGGGCCAAGGATCTCCATTGCCGCAATATCTTCAGACATGCCCCTAATGTGATCCATCATCGCGGCGAACGGGTTAGCCCCGCCTCCGAACTCGCGATTATATTCGAGCCAAGTGTCGGCGTTGCGGAAGTGCAGAAAGCGGGCCTCAGCGCGTTGATTCGAGATAGCACCCAGACCACGCCTGGTCGCCGTCGCCTGCCGTTCGAGCCAGCCGTCTGACGTGATGTTGTCGAAGATGTAGCGCAGCGACTGCTGCAAGTCGGCCGGCGTCATGGGTCCGCCGGTGAGGGGATGCCGCATGCGCGCCATGTCCAGGCGCGGTTCGATGTAGGCACGCCAGGTGTCAAACCCTGCACCCATGAGCGCCAGGCGATTATGGACCTGGGGCAAGAACCATCCGTTCAACTGTCCGATCGCGCCGCCGGCGGCGTTGAACCGCGACCGCAGATCTTCGGCGACCTGCAGCCACGCCCGGGCAAAGCCAGCTGCAGCGGGATCACCCGTGCCTTGCCCTGCCGCTTCGCGCACGAGGTTTTCGAGGCGAGCCGTATTGCGGGTCTGGCCGGTGACCCAGGTCCGCCGAAACTCATGCAGGAGTTCCTCTAGCTGCCCTTGAGCGAGGCCCATGATGGCATTCGACCTGCCGACGACCGAGCTCATACCGGCTGGCATCTGCACCAGTCCGTTGTGCTCGATTAAGGCCACCATGGCGGCAGCCGGATCTGGTTCACCACGAGCGTTGCGATAGGCGGTGACGAAGCCCTCGACGCGTTGGCGGGCTGCATCAGCCAAGAGGCCAGCACGACGTTGCTGTGCGGCCTGGTTCATCAGCCGCGCAGCGATTTCGGCCGTCGCCTGGTTCGTATTGCCGTAGTGCTGCGTCAGCGCCGCATGCAGGCGCGCCATCGCGTCGGCTTCATCTTGCGTGATCTCGCCGCCGGCGACGCCGTTCGCCAAGCAATTCTGGATCGTCATTTCTTGCAGGCCTCCACCACGTCACCCAGGTGTTTCGTCCGATCGGCCATGTCGAGATCAGCCGCACGCTCGCGGAACGCCGCTCGCATCTTCTCAGCCTTTACGCGATGCATGATTCCCGAGACCGCATTGCGCGTGATATCGGTGTCGAACCGCGTCGACAGCATGAGCGCAATCTGGTTGTAGCTCAGCCCTTCGATATCTTCAGACGTCAGGACATCGAGCATTTCCGACGTCCAAACTCGCGGCTGTCCAGATGCGCTTTCTCTTCCAGCTTGCTTGCTAATCTTTAAACGCACGACCTGGGTTCTGATCTGGCTCGGAGTAATTTTCCGGCCCGCCAACTTCGACAATGCAGTCGCGATGACCCCGAGATCGGGATCGACCCTGTCAAACTGTTTGGGCGCGTCCACGCCAAGCGCGTCGGTCAAACGTCGCAGCGTTACAGGACCGGCATTGATCTGTCCTGCGAGGATCTGAGAGATTTTCGGTTCTGACACACCAGAAGCGCGCGACAGCGTGCGTTGCGAGTGTTTCTTCTCCGCCATCAGATCTCTCAAGTAGCTGGGAAAGTCGGCCCGCGACTGCGTGTAGAGCCGCTCGAGTTCCAGATTTAGCGTGTCGTTCCAGACGTCATCAACTTTCGCCACCCGCGTGCGCGAGACGACCCGCCTCAATTGGCCATCGATTGCGTAGGTCGATACGGGTCGACCGAGCACGGTTGACATGTGTGTCGCGATTTCGGAAATCGATTTTCCTTCCTTATAAAGACGTCCGATTTCGGCGAGCCCTTCAGGCGTCCACTGGACCGCCCTGCGTGATGACACGAGCTGATCAATTCGCCACCAGACTTGGCCGCGGGCGATCGTCTCAGCGTCCACGTCGAAGCCGAACTGCGCCTTGATCGCCGCCGCGATTTCGGCCGTCGAGTTGCCAGCCTTCCACAGCTTCAGTTCGAGCGCCGCGACCTTCTTGCCAAGGTCCGCTGCCGCGCGCTCGATTTCACTCGCCGGCACGTCCCGCAGCGGTCGCGCAGGCCCGCCCCTATTGGCGATCGCCTGTTCAATACCGTGCGACTGATTGGCGAGTTCCGCCCAATAATCGGCCTCCCATTCATCCGACAACTGCCGACGCGCGCCGGCGAAGATGATCTGCTCCGGCCGCGCGACGTCTTCGGTGAAGCGCATCGATATCCCGATGCGTTCCGCACGCTGGAAGCCAATGCGAGCTTCGACGTTGCGAGCCTCGACCTCGCCGGCGAGGCGCTTGTAAAGGGTTACCCAATCGAGCGCGTTGAGTTCGTCGCGCTGCGCCTTCAGATCGGAAAGCTGGCGCACGAGAGATCCGACGCTGGCGTCGTCGCCGGCCGCCTCCAGCGCCGCAACCCGATCGAGGATCCCACCAGCCGCAGCATCAACGTCGGCCTTGGCGCGGCGCACCATCCCGGCAATGACGACTGGACTGCCGCCCTCGGCCCATCCTTCCTTGCGCTGGATCGCGTGCTGCAGCTCATGAGCAATTTTCTGGATCGCCTGCGCCGCCGACGGCGCCGTCACCTTGATTAATCGCGCATCCTGGTCGATCGACCCAGACGCCGGCTTGCCCTTGTGGTGGTGGACCTCGACCCGAAACTTCATGAGCTCGGGATACGCTTCAAAGACGAGGGGGTTGTCGATGATCTCGTCCGCCCGCCCGGCAACGGTGCGCGTCTCGAATTGACCGCTTGCGATCTTGGCCGCTCGCCCTTTCAGCTGCGCGTCCTTATCCGAGACCTCGAACTTCCAATTGCCGTCGGCGCCGCGCTCCCAGCCGGTCGCCTTGCGGATCTCGAAGTAGTCTACGCCGGCGCGCTCCATGCCCTGCGCCTGCTCGAGCCGCTGCAGGTTCGCAGTTTTCGCGCGCTCGCCGGCGAACGCGAACATAGCTGGCGCGTTCTCATTGGCGGCCGGAATGGCCGTCTCCAATCGTCCATTGAAAACTTTGTCCAGGACCGCTCGAATTGGCTCAATGTCGGAACCTTTTAAGGCCCCGTGTTGCAGCAGCTCTAGCATGTGCGACACGCCTTCTTCTTCAATCGAAGAGGCGGGATCACGATGTGTGCTATACTGGCGCCTGTAGACGGATCGGATCGTTTCGATGTCCCCAGCTTCAGCAAGCCATGGCCGAGCCGTCTTCGTGAAAAACTCGCTCGTTCCCATCTCAAGAACACGGAGCTTTTCCGCATGCCCGACAAGAAGCTTCCAGTCCCGGTCACTGATCAAACGAAGCGCCCGGTAAGCATGGACCAACTCGTGGAAGAGGGTGCCGACGAGTTGCTCGGCGATTTTGCCGGCGCCACCGTCGACCTCCGGCAGGCCGTAATGGAAGAACGCGATCGCGTTACGGCTGGGGCGCCAGGTCGCCTGAAGGTTCCGAAGGTATGACCACGGTCCTTCCAGAGTGAATTCACCGCCGCGAATGTCTTGAAAAACGGCCTTCACAAAGACGTCTGGCTTGCCCCGGAACTCGATGTCCTTAACGGGGCTGATCCTCAGTAGTGTGCCGACAGAAACCTCATCTGGCATAACGTCCCGATACCGCTCGATGGTCCGGGCAGCGCTGTCGGCCACTGCACCTTTAACCTCATAGGTCTGGCCAAGTGTGATCAGCATATCGGCGTGATCGCGTTCTGGCAGATCGCCGAAGTTATCGATCGAATGCAGTAGATCTTTTTCGTTCTCGTTGGCGGCATTCTGCAGACGATCGGCCTGCGCCTTTGCTTCGGCACCAAACGGATCGTCGATCCGGTGAGGGGCAAGTGCGGTGCTTCCGCCCCGTTCCTTGAGCAGGCCGCCTAGGCCTTCGCGCTCGAGGATCGTCGCCACTTGGCGGGCGAATGCACCGGCGGCGAGCTTCGGCTTGACGCCTGAATTCACCGCCAGCGCCGCTTCCTGCAGCAGATCCGAAACGCGGCCGGGCACCTGCGCCAGGCGCTCGACCAATGTGCTCAGTTTCTCGGCGAGCTCCGCCTTCTCGACGTTGGCTTCGCGCTCGAGAACGTTGCCGACTTGCTCGATCCGGCCCGCCTCGCGCTCGAGCAGCGAAAACACCCGCTTGTCGACCTTCAGAGCCTTCAAGGCACTGTCGAGGACCTGCGTCCGCTCCGGCAACAGCTCGCGCACGGCAGCGTGCGCTCCGAACCGCGTCGCATGAATGTCGACGGCAGTCGGCTCGGCCAGCAATTGACCCAGGAAGAGCCGCACTTGCTGAGCGCTTTTGAGATCGGCGCGGCCCAAATCCGTCACCAGCTTCGAATGCCGGCTGGTATTGGAGACCAGGTCGCCGACGATAGCCGCGTGATTGGCTGGGATCTCGCCGGCGACAACTTTGTTGAAGGCGTCGGGACTGAGCTTCGCGAGGCCCGTCGCCTGGCGCATCTTATAGTCCGACAGGGGCAGCGATCCGTCGACGAGCTCGGGCTTGTTGCGCATGACGATCGCCATGTCGAGGGGCGACGCCGAGAGCTCCTTCAGGTTCTGATAGGCAGCGGCCGTTCGCGCATCGTCCAGCGTCCAGCCGTCGGCCTCACGGAACACATAGGCGACGGGTTTCTGACCGGCCGCCTCGGCCTGACGCGCACGGCCTTGCAATACGAATGAGCCATCGACCCGCTCGAAAGCCACTGCGACGCCACTGCCGCCAAGCTGAAGCCCGTCGGGATCGGTCGCAACCTTTGCAGGTTCGATCTCCCGGAACGTCACTGGCTTGCCCTCGACCACCTGAGCCGAGCCTGGCGCCGCATTGCCCGACAAGTCGGGTCTCTCACGGGCTGGTGCCGTATACCTGGCGGCGTCACCGATCGGCGGCGCTTCCGGGTCCAGGCTGCGCTGCATGGCCGCCGCCATACGCTCCAGGTGTTCGCCCCGATCGATATCGGGCGGGGTTCCCCACTTCAGATCGTGCTCGAGCTCTTGCAGGGCACCGCGCACAGCCGGATCCGATCTCGCACCCGTCTGCTCGGCCAAGTTTGCTAGCGCTTCGTCATCTCCGTCAATCGCACGACGCAGCAGCGAGCCCTCAGGAGCTCGCTGAGCGGCTTCGTCGAGGGCGGCTAGGGGATCATCGGGCGGTGCACGATACGGCGCTGGCGGCTCGCCTGGGCCCGCCGGCGGCACACTCCCGTCAGGCGTCGGCTCCGGCGTTGTTCGATTGAGCCTGTTCTTGATCCCGCGATACGCGCCACGCACCCCCGCATCGACGCCAAAGCCGAACAGGAACGCAGCCCCCACGCTGGTTGCCGCCTGCTGAAGTCCATGGGACATCCCGGCTTCCTGGCGCCAGGATTGCACGAATGGCTGCGCCAACGTTTCCGCACCCGCGTTGACGATTCCCTGCTTGATCCCCATCCAGATCACGGCGCGAGCGCCAGGAGCCACCACACCGAACGGGCCGGCGGCCATCGAGGCTATGTTGATCGGATCGGTGACGGCGGCGCGCAGACCCGCCGCAACCCAGGCGGCATATTTCTCGGGGCCTTGATAGCGACTGAAGGTGTCGTCTTCTTTGACCTCGGCATCGCGCGCGAGTTTGCGCGCGTCGAGGATCACCGGTCGCGTCGCCTGGATCATGTCCCGGAATTCGGGATACCGATGCTCCAGGTCCTCCAGGTTGCGCTGGAAGTCGCGGGCAATGAACGAGGTGTAGCTTCCGAGGTCGCCCCCGTTGGCGTTGTGCTCGCGGTACTGACGATTGAGCTCACGCGACGTGTGGCGCAGCGGGTTGTCGAGGCGGATCCCCGTGGCCTTGTAGACCTGGTCGATCCGCGTGTCGTAGGCCTCTTCTTCGGCCGTGTAGCCGGCGGCGAACTCGCCGCCCAGCTGAATGGATCTTAGGCTGTCGGCGTAAACTTCACTCAGCGTCGACGTCTCACCGCTCAAAGCGCCGGACGACATGTCGAGCTTGCGGTCCTTGAGGAAAATCATTGGCCGCCTCCTGCGAACAGGTCCGGCCGACGTTTGCGCAGGATCGGGCTGAGCTTTCCGAAGTCGATTTCAAATTTCTGGCCGGGCTTGTCGCGGAAGACCCAACGCTCACCACCAGGTGTCGACGGGTCGCCCGTCGAAACGGCATATCGCCCGTTCGCAACTTGAACGAGCGTGCCGGCTTTGACGCGATCGAGCGACACCGGCTTACCATCTTGCCCGACTGGCAGGCCGAGGCCGGCCGCGGCAAGATCCTCGGGCTTGATCATCCGAATGGCGTCGCGCCAACCGTCCTGCTTCAGCTCGGGGGGCAGGATGATGCGATTGCTGCCGGACCACCAGCCTTGATAGACGATGCCCCCGTAGGTCTCGCCGCCGACGGTGTGCTCGCCGATGATTTCCTTGAGCCCCTGCTTCCACAGCTCCGGCTCGAACGTCGTCTTGCCCGCGCGGCGGGCGCGCACCTCGTAGACACGATCGGCCAGATCGAGGGCTGGGGCCTCGGACGCGCCCATGTCCTTCATCACATCGAAGAGCACATCGTGCGCGGCGGCACGCTGATCCTTACCGCTCGGAGCGAGCGGCTTGAAACCTTCGACTTTTTTCAGTGCGATGCCGTTTGCTGCATCAGTGACGATCGCCGGCGGCTTGCCATTGGGGTTCGGCAACTGATGAACCAACATGCCGAGCAGCGCCATCTTGCCGGCCTGGTCCTTGCCCAGCTCTTTGAACGCTGCCTGCGCGCGGTCACCGAAACCGGTAGCCAGTGTCGACGCCACTGCGACGAGCTCGTCCCCCCCTCGCTCAGAAATCGTTTGGAGGGCCTTACGTTCGTCGAGCTTGAAGTAAACGGGATCCCGGCCATACTCGCGCGCGACCGCGTCCGCCTGGACGACACGGGCCTGCACCGTCACAGCGGTCTTCTCAGGACTGGAAAAGTCGAGCGGCACTATCGTCGCGAGCCCGACTTTCTCGGCCCATGCCAGCTGATCCTGGCTCAGCTCTTTGCGCATCGTGTCGAGCAAGGTTTCGGCTAGCCCGAACTTTCGAACCTCGCGCGGCGAGGTGCCCTCGGCTTGCATGCGATCGCGCTCGCGCTCGATCCACCCGTCGAGCTCAGCCGGCTTCAATCGGCGCACGGCGCCCGTGAAGTGCAGCAGGTCCTCGGCCTCGGCGAGTGCCCCCGCCGTCTCAGCGGTGCCCGTTGCCGCCACGCGGGATCTCAGTGCCGCCATTTGCTCCGGTGCCGGTGCAAACCCCTTTTCAGCCATTCGCGCGACGGCCGTCACTTCGGCGTCGACCTTTGCCGTCGACGTGTTCTGCTCGACGCGTGCGCGGCGCAATTCGCCCTCGAGCATGCCCGTGACTTGGCGGAACGACTTCAAATCATAAACGGCCGAGACGCCCCGGCTCTTGCCGAAATCATCTTCCATTTCTTTGATGAACGCCGCCTTGCCCTCGAGCGATGGCACGCGGTCGAACGCGCCGAGGATCCTCGCCGTCGTGATCTCTTCGGCCGCGTTGCGAACGAGCAGCTTCGCTTGTTCAGGCTGCACCAGAGGCTGCCCGTTCGGGCCACGCCGGCGCAGCGCGGCGCCAATGTCGGCGAGCTCGCCGGCGAGGGCCTGGTCGGCCGTCGGATCTAGACCGAGGCCGAACGCTTTCTGGTGCAACCCCTTGAGCCGGGTGGCGAGTTCATCCTGCAGGCTCGCGCGCTGTTCGTGCGCGATCCGCTCGGCCTGGTCGCGCGTCGCCTGGCGCATGAAGGCCAGCGATGATCGCTGCAGCTGCAGCTCAACATCCGGCCGCACTTCCGGCAGCGTCTGGTCGATCCATGCCCGGCGCTTTTCGCCGAGGACCTGCTGCAGCTTGGCCGGGTCGCCACGGTACTTCTCGTATGCGCCGGCGAGATCCGCCTCGAGAGTGACCTGCGTTTTGGCGCGGTACGTGTCGAGACCGGCTTTGTCGAATGCCTCGCCGCGGATCGTGAGATTTTTCGTCGGCCTGAACTCAGGATCGAGACCGGCGAGCCGTCCCGTCTCGGCACCTTCGACGGCCGCCGCGTGATCAGCCAGTTTGCCGATCTTGTCGCCGATCGCCGCGAAGCCGGCCGCTGCTGTGTTGAACGCCTTGTCCCACCCTTCGTCGACCACGGCGAAACCTGCCTGCGCCGGATCGACCTTGGCGTCGGCGCTCAGTTCCGTGACGACACGCTGCAGCCCGCGCTGCCGATTGGGTTCGGTCATCGCTTAGCCCCTCCGCGCCAGGCCGACGCCGAAATCGGCCCCCGCCGCCAGCGCCTTGAACGTAGAGCCGGCGAACTCAGCCTCGCCCTTGCTGCTGTAGGCTTGCGATCGCACCCGCGACTGGATGAGTTTCAGGCCCCTATTGCGCTTCTCGACGCCCGTGGCGTAATCGGCCTCGGCGACCAGGCTGTCTTCGATCGAGCCGGCCGAGCCCGCGCCGATCTCGAGGCCTGACGCTGCGAACGCAACGCGAGCCGCGCCGACCTTCTGCAGGAGCTCGCGCCGGATCATGTTGGCGCGTTCCTCGCTCGCGAGCGCTTCCTGCTGCCCAGCCATGTCGGACATTTCGGCTTGCCGGTTTGCCTGCGCCATCGATCCGACGCCAGCGGTCAGCGTCGAGAGGATCGACCCAGCCGTCGCAACGCCCGACAAAACCGACAGCGCCGTCGAGCCCGCACTTGCCGCCGCGACTGTCGTGCCTGCCGCCCAGGTCCCAGCGGCAGCACCACCAGCGGCAACGGCCGCGGCAGTCTCGGCAACGCCCAGGCCGACGGCGGCAGCGGTACCCGCCCCAGCAGCCGCCGTTCCAACCATCGAGAAAAGGCCAACGACCAATTCGACCACAGTGCACCCCCTAATATGAAACCTCGTAGCGCATCGAGCGAACCTCGAGCGGTGCCGGGATCTCTTGCGTGACGACGACGCGGCAGTGTTTCGAAATGCCCTCGATGTCCTCGAGCGTCACCGTGCCCGTGTAGAGCCGGTCGAGCAGCGGTCGGCTGAACTGATCGAGCGTCGGTTCGGTGCCGAGCCGATCGACGGGCTCAGGTCCGCCGCTGAAGTTGCGCAAGGGCACGTCGAACTCGGCCTCGCCATTCGCACCGATCGAAACTGCCCCGGTATTGATCAGGCTCAGCTCGACCTCGTAGACGCGACCAGGTGGCCTGAACGGTTGTTCCTGCTGCAGCTTCTCGCGCAGCGGCAACGTGCGCACGTAGGCGAGGTACGGCAGGCCGACATAGCCGGCGAGCGCCGACTTCGACAGGGTGATCTCACCGTTCGTGACGGTGTACGGCCCCGACAGATCGCGATCGGCCATCGCCCAAACCTGCTGCCCTTCCAGGTGCGGACCAACGGTGACGACGTCGATCGGCGTCTCCGAGGAGAACGCGACCGAGCTGTCGAAAAGGCAATTCTCATCGACCTGCTCGAGGACGAGCTCGCCCGCGCGCTGCACGATCTGCCAGACCTCGCCGGCGGCGTCGACTTCGATGTCGACCATCGCGCCGGACGTGACGTATTCCGTCATGGCGATCACGTCCTGCGACCTCAGCAGCGTTAGCGTTGCGACGCTGCCATCGCCGTTCGTCAGGTAAATCAGATTTCCTTCGTTGACGTCGGTCGACTTTTTGATCGCTAGGCTCACGACGCCCGTCAGCAGATGAGGGCCGAGCAGAGATAGAGGCTCGGCGGCGTAATTCTGCTCGACGTCGACGTAGACCATGTCGCGCAACGTCAGGCCGTCCTGCTGCAGGAAGAGCGTCGCATTCTCCGCAAACACCAGCGGCACCGATGCTTCCAAGCCGTGCCGGGTCGCCAGGATGACGTTCAACGGTTGCGTCGCGTCGAGCGTACGGTTCTCGACCCACCACTCGCCGCTTTCGGTAAAGATCTGCAGGTGTCGACCGAGGAAGATCTCGTAGATCGTTTCGACCTGCTTGCTTTCGAGCGTGTACTGGATCGCGTTGCTCGGAATGACCGGGTCGATCGTCATGTCGAAATTGAACAGGTCGCCGATCACCGAGGCCATTAAGGTTTGCGGCGCGGCGCGAAAGCCGGCGACCAGGTGCCGCGACTGGATGAGCGCGCCGGCGCGCGGCCAGCCGGTTTCGTCCGACATGATCAAGCCGTCGACCTTGATCCCGCGCTGCACCGTTGTCGTCACCGGATCGAGCGATCCGCCCAGCACGCGCGCGTCGAGCTTCGGCCAGCGTCGGCCGGCACTGCCGCCGGTGAACTGGATGCGCACCGCCACCGGCGACAGCCCCGTCAGCGTCGCCAGGATGCCGTCACTCGCGACCCCCGGAATGGCGACCAGTGCGGCCGTCAGCTGCGCCGGCAGATCGCCGGCGGCCGTGAAGACGATCGGTGCCGTGACCTGGTCGGCCAGAAACAGCACGATCTGCTGGCCAGCCGTCAGCGCTGGAAACGCGATCGATTGGATCTCGTCCTGCTCGCCGGTGAAAGACGTCGAGGTTTCGAGCGCAGGCACGTTCGTCCATGGCGCCGGCGACGTATCCCATTCGTCGCGAGCGCCCTGGCGGGTGATGCGCGGCGTCTTCAGATCCTCGTGATACAGAAATGCCGTGTCCTGGCTTTGCGTGTTGTTGCAGCTGTCGATCTCGGCGGCGCCGAGTGCGACGGGGATCGACGCCAGATAGAGGCCGCGTTCGAAGACGTCGATGTTCCGATCCGTGAAGACGAGCTGATAGACGTCGTCGACCGACTTCGCGAACGGCACAAAGCGCGCCGGCGACAGGCGCCCGGTCTCGCTCCACATGCGCAGCCCGTCGAGTGTGATCACCCCCGCGCCGACTGCGCCATAAAGCACGACGCGGAACGATCGCGACGTCATCACAGTGCCGGGCTTGCCACCGAAACGTCGCGTGCGGCTTGACGTGCGCAGATTGCGGCGCGGCGACAGCGTTGCATCGTCGGCGCCTGGTGCCGGCCGCCAGCCGGCGCCATCCCAATACTCGACCGCCAGAACATCGTCGAACCGTAGCGACGCACCCCGGAACCCCTCGAGATCGACGAAGGCGATCGGCATCGCGACGCCCAGGTCGACTTCCGCGACGACGAACACGTCGGCACCAACGGCCGACGTTTCGTACGCGGTCGAGATGTCCTGGTCGACCAGCGCCGAGGCCGTGCCGCCATTGTGCGCGGTGATCATCGTCGTCGTGACCTGGACCGGTTCGAGACGCCGGCGCAGGCGACGCTGGCGCATGTAACCGCCGGCCCGGCGCCGAAACCCGCCCTGCGGTCGAACCTGGACGTTCCGGCCCGTATCGAGCGCCGTGTAGTAGTGCACCAGGTCCTGGCGCTCATGCAGCCGAGGATCTAGCACGCCCTTCGTTACGGCGTTGATGAGAGACGCGCGTCGCGCCATGTTTAAAACCTCACGTCGACCAGAGGATTGACGCCGCCGGCCATCGACGGTGACGGCTCGCCGTACGCATCCAGCGCCTTCGCCTGGCCGAAGTGCCCGCCTTCGCCCATCATGCTGTCCGATCCATAAGCGGCAGTCCGCAGCGTGCTCCACATGCGCAGATCCTCGCGGATCGACAGCGCGAACTCTGCCATCAGAGCGAGGCGCACCAGCTCGAGCAGATAGCCAGGCCAGGCCGCCGGCGGCGCTGCAATGCCGAACCGCAGCCAGACGGCGGTCGCGTTCGAGTGCAATTCTTTCGCGGCCGTACCGTCGGGGCCGAGCGACAGCTCCCAATCGACGAAAGGCACCCGGCATTCCGATTGATCATAGGCAGCGCGCGGTGCGCCCAGGATGTCCGACGGCATCTGGTAGGCGTAGGCCCAATGCTGCGTCGGCGCCGCCGTCAGGCGAGACAGCGCGCGGGTTCGGCGACAGCAGGTCCATGGGTAGCGCGACAGGATATCGTCGCGAATAGCTCGGTAGATTGCGAGCGGCTTTTCAGCTTTCGGATTATCGATGCTCTGCACCGGCGAAGCACCGATGCGCCGCAGCGCCAGATCGACGATCTCGATTTCGGTTGGCATGCTGGCCGGTCTTTCCCGTTAGAAAAAACAGCGGCGGTTCCGGGCAAGAGAACCGCCGCTGCAGGGACTGAGAACGTCGCCGGGGTGACAGCTGGTCCTCAGGATCTCAGCCGGCGGTTGCGGTCTGCAGCGCGATCGTCACGCCGGACGCGCTGCTGGCGGTAACCACGTAGGACTTACGAACGGGCGTGCCGCCGACCGCCATGACGGCGTCGATGATGGTACCCTTCGGCAACCGCAGGTAAGCCGCATCGAAGTAGGCGGCCGTTTCGACGGTGGCCGCCGCGTCGGCCGTAATGAGATGCGCGCGGTGCGCGACCTTGTCCTCGCCGCCGCCGGTGTAGACGCAGCCAGGGTTGCTCACCGAAAGATTTTTCGCGTCGTATGCCATTGCTCAGTCTCCGGATGGTGAAACGGGAAAACAGAAAAGGCGCGAGGCCGAAACCCCGCGCCAGCTCGATTAGGTGAACGTCGGCAGCGTGTCGGTCTTGTAACGGCACTCTTGGATGCCGATCGTCTGGATCAGCGTGGCGCCGCCTGACAGCGTCGACTGGTACCACCAGCGCTTGCGCTTCACCTCGCGTTCGAACTCAGACTTGAGCGGCTGGCCGGTGTAGCCGGTGCCGAGCGCCGAGCGGTGCCACATGTAGAACGTCCCGTTCGTCGACGAGATCTTCTGCAGATGCACCGGCAGTTCGAAGAAGTGGATGTTCTGCCAGCTGCGCCGACGTAGGCCGTTCGCGAACGGCAGGTCGCCGCCGACCCATTGCGAATTGGCGAACACCTCGTAGCTCATCATTGTGTCGAACACGACCGGTGGCAGGCCGCAAAAGCTCATGCCGTCCTCAACCGGGACATCGCGGCCGAACAAGGCACGACGCGCGGCCAGCGCCTCGCCGGGGCCGAACGCATTGGCGAACGCCCCCGTGACCTGCGAGATCCCGTTGAAGTCCGTCGCCTGCATTTTTGCATACAGGATCTCGTCATGCTTGCGGCCAAGCGCCATGGCGGCCGTCGCGGTGACGGTGTCGACCTCGTTCGGCGCCATTCGATCGAGATCGTAATCGTAGATGTAGTCGGCGGCGTCCCACTCTTCCGCGTCCAGCAGGATCTCGCCGCGCGTTGCGTTCATCGGCTTGACTTCGTCGCCGCGCGTGTAGCTCTGCGCGACGCCCTTGCCGGCAATCGGGAAGTGGAATTTTTTGCCTTCGACCTTCGTCGGGCCGACCGACATGCCCTTCGTCAGATAACCTTTCTGCTGGTAGACGTGGATGACCTTGCTGTCCCACTGCTCTTGGAACCACGCTGATGCTTCGAGCGACATTCTAGCCTCCGGTGAAAAATCAAAAGCCCCGCCGCTCTGAGCGACGGGGCTTGACGGAGGCCAGGCCGGGGCACCGCGCGATCAGATCGGATCGGGGAACCATAGGCCAGGTGCAGGCCGATAGACTTTTCAGCGTCTCAGCTGCGCTTGCGCGGGCCGAGCGTGCGCATTTTGGCGTCGATCCCTTGCCGGTACGACATGTCGAACTTCGGCGACTGGCTGTCGTACCGTTCGTCTTTCATGTCCTGATCCCACTGATCCCAGCTGTAAGCGCCACCAGCACCCTGGCCGCCGCCTTGCACGCCGGTCACCCCGAAATGCTTGAACACCTTCTCGAGCGCGATCACGCCCTGCGGCAAGTCGCCGACGGCCTGCAGCAGGTTCGCCTCCGACTTCGTCAGCACCTGGCGCGTCACCAGGCCGTTGAGATTGCCGAGCACGTCATTCGCGCGCCGAGCCGCCTGCGCCTTGCGGGTGGCGGGATCTCCACCCTTGGGCGCCAGCGCTTCGATATACTGCTGCGGGTCGATCCCCTCATCGAGCAGACCTTTTTCCAGCATGCCCTCATAGAGGCCGGTGAACATGTTCTGGAACTGATCGTTCGTCAGGCCGGCCGCGTGCGCGACGCTTTTCACGATCGGCAGCACCGGATCGTCCTTCATGTCGCCAAACCGAGCCGTCTGCTTTTCGCTCAGCGTCAACGTATACTCTTCCGCCTTCGCCGGCGCCTTCGGCCGACCTGCGATTTCGCCGGCGAGCTTGTCGATGGTCTCGCGATCGTTCGCCCCTTTGAACCGTTCGTCGAGCCCTTCCGGCACATAGGGCGTGCCAGCACCGGCGGTGCCGGTGGCGGCGCTGGCGGCGCCGCCCTCGCCACCTGCGCCACCGCCATCGCCGGCACCTGCCTCGCCGGCCAGCGCTGCCATGCGGCCCTTGCCGCCGCCCGCATCGCCGGCGCCGCCAGCGCCGCCACCGGCACCACCCGCGCCATCGTCAAGGTTGAACACAACGCCCAGCAGATCCCACAGTCGATTTTTAAACATGGCTCACCCCTTCGTTCGTTTCGAGCCTTTCGACCTGGCGGCCGACTGCAGCGGCGCATCGGCCGCCGGCTCGGTTTCGACAGGCGTTGATCCGCCTGCCAGTGCCTGCAAAATCATCGTGACAACGCCATTCTGCCCCTGCCGCTGCGCGGCATAGAGGGCGACTTGCTCCGCGCTCGAGCTGCCGATCGGCAGCGGAACGAGAGGACGCAACAACGTCTTACGCAACAAAAGCTCGAGACAAGCCTTGCCGGCCGGCGTGCGGAACGGCGCAGCCAACGTGTCGGCCTCATCCGCGATCTCGCGGCTTTGCCTGTCCATGTCCTCGCGCATGCCTGCGCCGGGATTATCGAGCATCGGCCAGGTGCCGTCGGACAGTTGGCTGATTACCTCTGCGATGTTCACTGCATGCTCCCGTTAACGTAGTCGTTCGTCTGCTCAGTCGCCGTCGGCGGCGCCTGCTGTTGCTGCTGCTGCGATGCGATGATCTGCGCGATCATGCCCTTGAGTTCTTTCACCTCGCGCGGGTCGCGGATGAACTTTTCGTCGACGCCGAGCCAGCGCCCGCACTGCGGCCAAAGCTCTTCCACCTTCGCGACCAGCAGCGCCGCTTGCGGCCCCATCACGCCGGTGATCATCGAGATCCAGTTGACGGCCCGTTCGACCTTGTCGACCTTCTGCGCCGCCGCCGCCGGCGCCGTGACTTCGATCTGCGCCAGCAGCTGGTCGATCGCGAGCTTCGTCGGCAGCACCCCGCGCGCCTCGAGGATGTCGATCGCGCGCGCCACCACCGGCGTGACGAGCTCGTTCGACAGCCGCACGCCGACGCCGCCCTTGGTCCTGGCATAGCGGCGCATGCGGCCCATGATTTCAGTCGGCGAGCGCACGCGGTCGGCGAGATCCGGCAGCTCGTCGTTCAGTAGGACCTTGTTGATCTGGTCCCGTTCGTCGCCGATCACGATCGACGAAACGTCGAAATCCTGCGGCACCGGCAGCCGCTGAATAGTCGGGCCGAGCGGCCCGCCGTTGCTGCCCACCGTCCACAATCGCGACGGTTCGAAAACGGCCGTGTCGGGATTGAACACCCCGTCATTGCGCCGCGTCCACAAACCCATCACGGCGAACGCTGCCGCGATCAGCGCGAGCTCGCGCGCCTTGTTCGCGGTTTTCACAAAGGGCAAGCCGAGGTGCGCCAGGCCACGGCCGAACGTCTCGCCGGGCACCTTGAAGAACCTCGGTATGATCCAGGGCGAGACCTGGCGCAGATCCTCTTGCCAGATCGCATTGGCCGGTTCGTCCTTACAGCACCAGACCGCCAGCCGAAACCGATCTTCGTTCGGATCAAAATAGGTGTACTGCACGACTTCCGTCAGCGCGCGCTTATCCTCTTTGATCGCGCGCGCCAGCCGCTCCGAAATTGTCGCCTTCGGCCAAACCGTCTTGAGATCCTGCAGCCGATATTTTTTCTTCCACCAGACGCGCCAGACCTCGCCCCACGGGCCGTCTTCGATCGCGATTTCAGTCACAGGAACCGCCCGCCCGCGAACCGGCGTGCGACTGTTGCCGGCTTCCATGTTGAGGGCGCCGGTGCCGGCGAACAGGTCCAGGAACATCTCATGCGCGGTGACGTGCACCGGCTTGAGAACGCCGTGCACCACTTCAGTGATCAGCTCGAGCTGTTCGTTGAGCTGCTTGCGCTGATCGCGAGGCACCAGCGGCCCGGCCTGGATCTTGAAGAATTCCTCGAGCGGCGGCATCCAATCCGCCTGCATCGTGCCAGCGAAGTTGAACGCGGCCGTCAGGCCGGTGCCATCGAACAGCTGGTTTGTCCGCGATTGCCCTGGCGAGCCCCTGCCGCGTTCCGGTGATTGTTCGACCGTGCTCTGACGAAACGGCATGTAGTATTTATAAATCTCGTCCAGTTCGCGGTGATAGTGCAGCGCCTTTTCGAAGGCCGAAGCACAATCGGCGCGCATCTCTGCAACGTCCATGTCAGCTGCCCCCCAACGTCGACCCTAGATTTTCGTCGACGAACGACAGCATGCCGCGCCGAGCACCCCGACGGATCTTCCGTTGCGCCCCTTCAAAAATTTCGAGACGGTTGCGTTCATCCCTGATCGCTGCCGCTTGTTCGGCCTGCGCTGCCTCCAAGGCGCTGTTGCCGCTTTTGCCGAAAATTCCCTTCACTGCATCGCTCATGTCAGCCGCTCCCAAATCTGCAAACCGCCTTCGACCTGTCCGGTCGCGCTGAACCCGAGAGCGACCGCCAGGCGCTCGCCTGGCACGTTGCCGGGCATGACGCGGGAGATGACGCCGGCCGGATGCGTCGAGGCCTGCGCCTCGAGCATCCGGCGAACGCCAAGAACGACGCCGGCGAGGGCTGGCCCTACGCCTGGCCTTGATAGAAACCAGGCCTCCGCCGGTCGACCGTCATCCCACGCGAACAATCCCCCGATTGCGATCGGCCCCGCCGAGGTGCGAAACACCCACGGCTGGCCGCCCACCACCTGGACGAGCAGCGAACGATAGACCGCGCGCGGCACGGTAGACTTTCGCGCGGTCAGCACGTCCGCCAGGTCGGCCAGGGTGGCAGGCTCGAGCGGCATGGTTCAGGCCGCTGCCGTGGCGGGCACGGCCTGCAGCGTAGGCCACATGTCGATCAGGAATTCGGCGCCGATCTCAGAGAACTGATTGTAAGCGGCGGGGTTCGAGATCGACAGCGTGATCTCACCCGACGGGGTATACTGCGACCAGCTATAGTTTTCGCTTTTCGGATCGGACGAATAGACCGGCTGCAGCTTCACCTGGCGCCACGATCCGAAGTCGGTGACGCTGATCAGCTTGAACTTTGCGGTGACCATTTTCGATTTCCTTTTAGGTTGGAAACGCAGCACGCGATCAGTTGTTTATTTGTAGAGGCGAGCGCGCACCGCGCAGTCTTTGGCCTCGAGCAACTTGCGCAGCCCTGCCGACCGTTCGGGATTGCGCGGCAGATCTGCAACCATCGAAGCTGCTAGGTCGTGAAATGGCTTGCTTACCGCCTGCAGAAAATCCGGCAGGTGCGCGAACTCGAAAAACTGCAGCATCGGCTCAGAATTGGGATTGTAGCCGGTGTTGGTTGTGGCTTGATCTGACATGTGACTAGTTCCCGATTAAAAGAGGTTCGTGTTCACGTTCAGCTTGACGCTGCCGCCGTCCGACGCACTGCCACTCGTTCCGCGTTTCCGCCGCCCCTCAGCTGGATTGTGCACGACGCCGTGCCGCCCCTTGTGGCCGAGCAGCCAATACTGCAGGGCGTCGTGCGGGTTCGAATAATCGCCCTTTTCGGGCCGGTCGGACGTCGTCACCGTGTTGCCGATCCGCTGGTTTGCGTAGCGGTAGTGCGACGCGAACCCCTTGCGCAGCATCGGGCAACCCGTCCGATCGATGATGATCGCGGGCACGTTCGGCGCGATCATGTACGTGAGCTCGTCCGTCACCGCCTGCAGTCGCAGGCCTACCTCATTCGACGGGGCCGGCAGGATCGGCATGCCGAGCACGGCGGAGACCGTCTCGGCCCAGGCAAAATCATTCGCTTCCTTGTCGGCCCCGTCAAAGCCGGCCGGATCGGCCCAGCCAATCTCGACCTCGTTGTCGGGCGCCACCTCGAGCAGCGCCAGCTTGACGCGCTCGGCGAACCGGCTCGCGTTCATGCGCCCCGGTACCACCTCGCGATAGCACCGGAACTGACCGTTCGGCGCCCGCTGGCCGATGATCGCCGCCGGCCGTGTCAGGCCCTGGTCGAAACCGATCTGCATCGGGACTTTCGGCAGCACCTCGAGCGGCACCGGCGAGAGGTGAACGTCGTCGTTGTATTCGTCGGCGTACACCGGCAGCCCGTCGAGCGAGGGCGCGTACTGTGCGTCGACCATTCGTTTGACCAGGTGGCGGCCGTTCTTCTGCCCCGACAACGTCGCGACCTGTTGCGCGTAGTAGCCGGGCTTCAGGTTCTTGATGTTCTCTGCCATTGGAGAACGGCCGGACGGCTGCTTGTAGAGCTTGTGGTTCGGCGGCAGGTCGATTTCGAACTTGTTATAGAACCAGCTGTCGATGTCGGGCGCATTGAGATCCCCGACGACGTAGGCGCGGTAATCGGTGCCGGGCTTCAGCATGTGCTGCGCAGGATAGCGGCCGAGGCGGAAGATCGCTTGCGTCAGGACCTCTTCGGCGAGCTGATCCATTTCGTAAAGCCAGAACGCGGTCGGTTCGAACCCGCGCATGAACGCCTCGATCGCGTTCTCGCCGATCGCCGCGAAGATCGCCTCGAATTCGACCGGCACGCGCCGGCCCTGGCGCAGCACGTCAAACGTGATCCGGTGCGTCGCGAACCGGCCGCCGCCACCGATCCATTCGCTTTCGGTCCAGCCGCCACCGTCTTCGGGCAGCCAGCCTTTCCACGTCGGATAGAGATTTCGTTCGATCTGGCCATAGGTCATGCCGATGATGGCAATCCGAAACCGGATGATCCCGTCGGTGCAGATCGGCATCAGGCTGGCGTTCGACAGCGTGTCGAAGATGCACGTCACCGACTTGCCGCCGCCGACGGGACCCAGCAGCGCGCGAACCATGTGCTGGCGGTCCTGCAGGAAGGCAGACGCCACCGGCCCCGGCGGCGTGAAGTTTTTGAACCTGACGAGCGGACTGCTCATTCGCCCCTCGCGTTTGCGATCGCGCGCTTGCCGCATCGGTTCACGATCCGGCAGCGCTGATAGCTCAGCTCACCGCGACGCTTCTCGATTTCAGCGACTTCGGCCTCGATCGACGCGAGGCTTGCGGCTTCCTCGCTCGTCATGTATTCACGCCACGGAAGAGCGACACGCGCAGCCCGTGAACGGTGCGATTCCATCAATTTCGCGTTCATGGCGAACACCTTCCCCCAACCCCCGGGCAGCGTTGCAAATCATCCGCCGGCTTTTTTTTCCAACTTCTGCCGTACCCGGAAGGCCTGGAAAAAGAAAAGCCGAAAAGCCAGCGGCTCGAAACGGTGCGGCGCCACCCCCCGAACTGAGAGGCGCGGCGCGATTTAGGGGGGCCGGGGTGGCCGGCGGCCTCGCCGGCGAAAGCCACCCCCCCTCGCGCGCCTGGCGCGCCTGGCCGGCGAGGGCAGCGCCCTGGCTTGTGGCCATCTGATTTATGATCAGTGCGCGAAACCCGCAAAACGCCCGTGTTCACGGTCATTGCTTGTCCTCGTCCGACTGTTGCTCGTCCGACTTTCGCGGATCGTGCTCGACAAGTTGTTGATTTTGTTCGTCGTTTCCGAAGTCGATCACGGTCGCGTTTTCCGCGCCCTCGGCGACCAGGTTCAGCAGCAGCAGGCCGCGCGCCTTTTCCTCGACGGTGATCGCCATCGGCAGCTTCTGGTGCAGGTACGGCAGCGCCGCGATCGCGGCGTCGACCTGGACCTTGAAGGCCTCGCCCGTCGCCAGGACAGGCTCGCCGGTCACTGGATCAATGACCAGCTTGCCCTCGTGGTACTTGTAGAGGCCGAGCTGCCGCGCGAGCTCTGCCGGCGTGCGGCTGTAGCTTTCGAGCAGGAAGACCAGCGGCGACCGGTAGCGGCCCTGCAGAAAGGCGACCCATTCGTCCGTGCGCTTGTTGCGCGAGCCCTTCGGCCGGCCGCCCTTGGCCGACGGCAGCGCCGCCGGCGGCATCGGCAGCGGCGCGTCGGCCGCCGGTTCGTCGAAGAGCTCGACCTGCTCGGCCTGATCCGGTCGCGGGTCGACGAGCCCCAGCTGAGCGAGCGCGGCCGTCAGGCCCTGCTTTTCGTCAGCCATCAATAAACGCCCCGTTGTTAACTGCCGCCAGGGAACGGCAGGGAACGGTCGAAAAGGCACCGTTCCCGGCACCGTTCCCAGCTAAGTTATTGAGCGCGCTACTAAATACATATCTCGGGAACGGAGGAACGGGGGAACGGTGTAATTGCTCGTGTACACATGCGCGCGTGTAGTCATCACTCGCGCAGGTGCGCACGCGCGCGATCACGTACGCGCGCGACCCCCGTTCCACCGTTCCACCGTTCCTAACTTCGCAAATGTGCATGTTTCTCAGTATGTTAGCAGGGAACGCCTGCAGGGAACGGTGGAACGGTGGCACTGGCAACCGATGGGCAACTGATCCACTGTTCCACCCCGCACCCGACCGCCGGAACGCCAACGCCACCCAAATCACGACGGGACCGTGCCCGAACAGAGTAGGTCGGGGTGGCGGGCGATAGACTTTTCGGCCCGTCGATTTATTCAGCTGTGCTCATCACGCCACCCTCGCCGTATAATCCGTCGAGATTGATCAGTGTGCATTTACTCTTTACTCCGTTCACCCGCGTTTGCCCCGTCTCGTACACCGTGCCGCGTGGCGCCTGTCGCAGCGCGCCAGACCACACTGAAGCCCCCGTTTCGCCGGCCCATTTCGAGCCTTCAAACATGCGCCTGACGGACGGAGATTGGTTGGGAACAGCGAGCCACTGCTGCTTGCCGTCGATCCTCAGCATCAGGCCTGCCTGCGACAGGAGGCCGCGAACTTTGACGATATCGGTCCACTCGGTTTCGCGTCCGAACCACGCCTCGAGGACCTGGCCGACCGTCGTTTTGTTGCCATTGCGCCACGCTTCAACAGGAACCGACAGCAGGTGATTGAGACAGCCGAGCCAGTTTTCGGTCGCGTCTTCGAATTCGGCCATCGTGTCGGCCGCCATGAGATCCCGCCACCAAAACATGTCGCCATCACCTGGCGTCTTCAGCCGATCCTCGTTCCACCCCTCGTTTTCGATCATGTCGGCGATCGCCAGGAGCGTGCCAAACGTGTCCTGGCCGCGCGCATCCATGCCGCCGGCGCCGAGCTCTTCGCGAAACGCTGACCACGTTTCGTCGAAGCGTGGCCACTCATCCATCAGTCTTCGGAGAATGCAGCGGCCGACGACGCTGAGACTGTTCGGAGGAAGGTCGGGTGCGGGTTGGGATGGTGGCAAGCGAGCGAGGCGCAGAAGCGCCATGCGGCTCAGGTCCTGCGGCTCGAGCGGCGGCGTATTGATCGAACTGAACAGGAAGCACGATCGCGCCCGAAACTCGACGCCCTGGTGCTTGTCGCCGCCCCTCAACATCAGGCCGCCTGACGCGGCGATGCGCGCGAGCTTTAATACCGCCTTCTGCTTCTTCACGTCAGCTTCGCCCTCGAGCTCGTCCACCGCGATCGGAAGGCAGTCGTGACCAACGCGCTGATAGAGGCCGGCGGCACTGGTATCGACCGCCTGGATCAGCCAATCGCCTAAAAGCCCTTTGATCAATTCCTGCAGCGTCGACTTGCCGGTGCCCTTGTCGCCGGTAATGAACACCGCCGGCCGCCACGGCAGGGCGCCCGAAAGCAGCGCCGCACCGATCCAGCCTAAGAGCAGTTGCGGGTCGACGTAGGGTCGAGCCCAATTCCAGGATTGCAGCAGCGGCCGAAGCAGCTTTGCGGGGTTGTCTTTATCTTCGACGGGTGTGGGCCAGGGGTCGGGGATCGCGGGCCGCGTTGGATAGACCGAACCGTTGATCTCGCCGGGTGGCTGCCGACGGCCGCCGATCAGCACGTTTTCGCCCGTGTGCACCACCAGGCCACCGTCCGGATCTGTCCAGCTTCCACGCCCGCGAACGCGCTCGACAGCGTTCCACGGCCCCTTTGCGGTGCATGCCGCGATCAGCGTTTCGCGCGCCTTTTCATTGCGCCACCCGTCGCAGGCCGGCTTGCCGTCATCGCCCTTGCCGCGCCCCCACTTCGGCCAAGCCCAATACAGGTACAGGTGGCGCCCGCGGAACAGCTCGAGCGTATCAGCCTGGCCGTATGGCTTGGTGTAGCAGTAGAGCTGCCCGATCGGGTCGAGGAACCAGTTCGCGCTGCCGTCGACGCCCAGCGGCAGCACAGGGCAATCCGGTGGCAGGCCCAGCTGATCGGGTCGCCACTGGCCAGCGTTCACGCCCTCGCGTGGCCCGCCCGGTTCTGGATCACCTTTGAAGCGGTGTTTCACAGTCGGGATCGGCTTGGCGTCCGCGATAAGCGCGCGGACGGCCGATAGGTTCGGTTTTGATGTCACCCCGATGAATTCCGCCGGCGCCCCAACGCCAGCGGCCCCCTGTTGGATTGCCCTAGCGCTGCCCGTTGCTCTTTTTCTTCGGTCGGCCGTCGTCTTGATCCCACGCGGCTTCCAGCTGCGCGACCAGGTCGGGACCGTCCGGCTTGGCGATCAGCTGCGGCGCGAGCGGATAGTCAATGACCGGAACCGGCGCCACGGGCGCCGGTGAGTTGTTTTCTTGTTGAGGTAATGGAATCGACGCCAAGGGTGGCGTCGATAAGTGTATGCGCGATCGCAGGTTCGCCTGGCGGCGACCGGCTCGCTTGAACAGCCCGCGATCCGGTAGCGGAACGGGTGCGGGCGGCGCGACCTGGTCGGCGTCGTGCCACGCCGTCGCCAGGTCGGCGAGCGCCTTTGCTGTCACACAAAACGCCGTCAGCGCCGCCACCAGGCGCCGCGACGCCTGATCCCACGGGTTGTCGTCGTGTGCCGCGCCCACTGCCCACCGATACGTCACCTCAGGCGGGGCCCCCATGGCCGCGTAACATGACATGTCCAGCAAACTCGGCTTGACGCCGCCGGGGATCTCTTCATGCCAATTTTGGATCACAGCCGGATCAGTGGCGAAATAGGCCGTCTGCGCAGCAGCGCACGCGGTCTCTTTGATGCCCTTCGGCGTCAAGTTCATGGCTTTGCCCCTTTCAGTAAACGGTTGATCTCGCGTCGCTTGGCGCGCCACCAGCCCCGGCGCGCCTCGAGAAAATCAGTGATCTCGATGGCGAGACCGACCAAAAACGGAATGGAAACGACGATGATCATCAGCATGCTCAGCCCCAAGAAAATCTGCTCGACGAACGGCATTGGTGCCCCCTAGTTGCGCAGCGCGTCGTTCGCGTCCTTGCCGACCGAACTGCGCGCGATTTTGACGGGCCGGCCCTGCACGGCCAGCGCGTCGATTGCCCGCTTCAACTGCTGTTCCGCTTGTGGTTTTCCCCAATCGTTATCGGCCGCAACGATCACTTCGTTGCAGCAGCTCGGCAGCTGGATCGACGCGAGATTTCCAAGCGTGCCGGCAGCCCAAACGCGCAACTCCGGACAGGCGAGTGCGATCGACAGCCCGTCCTCGACGCCTTCACAAATCACCAACGGCTCGATCAGGCCGGCTTTCGCTGCCTGCTCAGGCGTTTTTTTGCTGGCGCCCTTGGCGAGCCGGATCACGGCGCCCTTGAACGTCGGCCAGATCTTGCGCGCCGGCGTGACGGGCGCCTTGCCTGATCCGTCCGGCATCAGAAATGTTCGGTGTATGGCAGTGACCGGCCCCTGGTCCGTCATCGCCGACACGATCGTCGGCCAGACCTGGCCACTTTCCGCATGCCTGCAGGCCGGATCGAAACGCAGGGCGCCGGGCATCGCAGCCAGGTGGCGCAGATCGATGCCTCGCGTTCGAAGGTACGTATCGACAGGCGTGTCGAGAATTTTCGCTTCGCACTTGAGCCAGTAGCCGAAGGCGCTGCGGCGCTTCTCGTTGAGCGCGGCGAGCTCGGCCGCCTCATCGTGCGGCGCCACGGCCTGGCGCGCGACGTTGCCCTGGCGGCGCAGTTCGTCAGGACTGACGTTGATGAGGCCGAGCCAGCCCTTTGCCCACTGGATCGCGTCTTTCAGCAGGAGGCCCTGGCAATAGCAGATCAGGCCGAGAACATCCCCCTTTTCGCCGGTCGCCTCATCACGCCACGAGCCCGGCACGCCGGAAAGCGCGATCCAGAATGAGCCAGCGATCTTGTCCTGGCGGGTCGGGTTTTTCGCGATCCAGTATTTGCCGGATCGCGAGCCGTCCGGTGCGAGATCCCGCGCAAGGCTTTCGACGCGCGACTGCAGCAACGCCTTGAGTTCGGGGATCTCGGAGGGTCGGGACTGCATCAGAAAAATTCCTTTTCCTTTGCCAGCCACTCCGCCATCAGAACAGTCACGGTGCCGTCGCGGTTCTTTTCGATCAGCACCTTGGAACGCGGCAGCCACTCGCGCCGCGTTCCGTCACTCAACAGGATCGCCTTTTCAGTCTCGCCGACGATCTGGCCGACGACTTCGACCTTGCCGGCGCGGGCACTGTCGCCGGCGGCGTACTTGAACGCGCCCATCAGCCTACCGCCAGCAGCGCCTGCCGCCCCCGGATCTCGAGGCCTCGGAAATGAACGACGCCGCCCATGTCGACGCGCTCGACGCCGCAGACTGTGCCGAACATGGACAGGAACGCCTCGCGGTGCATGGCGCGGCCGTCAGCCCATGATTGATAGCGCTCGAAAAGCCGGTCGCCGTCGACCAGCTGTTCCGGTGAACGAACGGTGCATGCCGCGTGGAAAACTAACAGCTGATCCACAAGGGCCTTTACGGCGTCTCGCTGCACCGGCACCTTGGGCGCTTCCGGTGTGGCGGGCCCTTGGACGAACGGCGCCGCAGCAACGGGATTAGTGGGCGCCGCCAGCTGCACATCTGGCGGCGCCACCGGGCCGGCGCTCACGGGGTTGTGAGACGCCGACACTGCGGGGCCGCCGATTGGGGTAGCAGCTTGTCCCGCAACTGAAACGTTGATGGTGTGATGACTGCTCGACGCCTGGTGATCACGCCCTGACGACGCCGGCCCTTCGCCGCCGCCCTGCGACGCCAGCTGAGCATAACGCGGCACATCACTCGCGAGCCGTCGCTGCGAAGGCGGCGGCGCTTGGATCTCGACCGTCGGCATTTGCAACGCCGGCGCGACCAGCGCGAACCCGAACGTCGCCCAAAATCCCAACAGCCCGACGATGAAGACCGGCAGCCAGAACTGCACGTCTTCGATCGTCGTCTTTACGCCGAGGCCGGTGACGATCCGCGCAACGATCGCCATGTCGGGGTTGCCGCCGGCGACCTTGGCCACACCATCGAGGCCGCCAGCTTGGCGTTCGATCGCCTCGGCGAGTTGCTTGGCGCGCTCGGCGTCGGCGAGCTTCACGCGCAGCTCGCCGACACGTTTGCACGCCGTCGGCGCCCATCCAGGATCGGCGCAGTTGTTCGTGGCCTCGCCGATCGTTTGCCTCGCCTTGCCGATGTAGGCGGCGAGCTCCTGTTCGATGCGCTGTTTCGTCTGCGCCGGGTCGGGTTGCGAACCGAGTGCGGCGAGCGCGGCACGATCAGCATGGAGCCGGTCGCGGGTGACCGACCCCTGCATCGCCTGATCCTCGCGCGCGACAGCGGTGTCCGCCATTGTCACGCCCATGATGCGCCAGCCTGACAGCTGCGAAAGTGCAAAGCAGGCGATGATCGGCACCATCAGCGCGATTCGCATGAACCAGGCGCTGATGTCCCAGCCGCGTACGTCTCGCAATTTCGTCGGCAGGTACGCGCCGAGAACGGCGATCGCCAGAAACGCAGCGGCATACCCCAAGCTTGATCCGGGGTTCACCCATCCGCCGCCCTGGCGCCACCCGAACATCGTGTTCATTGACGCCTCGACGACCCAGCACGCCATCACGGCTTGGACCGGAATGGACGCGTTTTTCAGATTATCTGTGGTCAGCATGCCGCCAGCTCCTGCTCGAGGCGATTGAGGGATCGGTCGAACCGCGCATCATCGCGCCGGTCCTCGACGCGCCGCAGCGCGCGATTGACCGCCATGGGATCAAGGCCGAGCGCACGAGCGATCGCGTTCTGCTCGACGTCGAAACTGACGATCGCGAGATAGATCGACGTCTGCCGAGCGCGCGAGATCGCGTTCGACGGCCGCCGGCCGGCGCTGCGCATGTCGGCAGGCACCTGGTCACGAGTGACGACGGCAAGGGCCGCCTCGAATGCCGATGCCGCTGCGAGGCGACCGGCGCGTTTCACGCGGCGTCTAAGTTTGGGCGACATGGCTGCCTCCCCGCGCCTGGCGTCGCCGCTCAGCGGCCACGAGTGCGCCGATGTAGGCCAGCGCCAGCGTGTGGACCGTCAACGGGTTTGTGACGGCCCGCTGGTCGCCGGCGAGCACGCGTGTCGCAATCTCGCCGGCCGTTCCGAAGTCGACATCGGGGCCGATCATGGTCGCGGATCTGGCCGCGACGTCTATTAGGGCGAGTTTTCCATCTGGCATTTTGGCCACGCAGCGGCGTGGCGCGAGAGCATCGATCGGCACATCGTCAGCCGGCGCGATTTCGGCGATGCAGGAGAGCTTATCGGCGACGGCTAGGTCGAGCTCGACCAGGTCAAAGGGATCGGCACGCGCGGGCAATTGATCATCGTACATGCGGCCTCGCATCGGTTACGGGGTGGACGGACTACGCCACACAACGCGGCCGACAGGGCCTTACGGACGAAAAGTCCGGCCCCGATATGCTGCACACTGATCGGGGCCGGGAGGTTAGGTGTCGCGGTCTAGGCGCAACACCGGAAGGACGCTAGACACAAATTTGCTTTACGTGCTTCGGCAAATCTGGTCAACCGTTGAGCTACGTGCAGTGTCATTTACGTGTTGGTGTGCCCCGGCGGTTGCAAAATGCCGCCCCATGGAAAGGTTTCACACTCGCATCATGCGCATCTTCGGGCAGCAGCTGAAAGCCGCGCGCATCGACGCCGGTTTCCGCACGGCTAAAGAGTTCGCTGACGCGCTCGGCGTCGAGCCTCCGACCTATCGGTACTGGGAACGCGGCAAGTCGCTTCCCGATCTCGTGACCGTCGCCCGCATCTGCAAATTGCTGCAGCGGGACGCCAACTATTTTTTGCCCGATGCGCTTTCAGGCACCGACGCGCGGCGGGGAAACGACGGCAGCCGCGCCGCCTAAAAGGTCGCCCCCTCAGCCACATTCGTCTCGTCGTCCGGAACGACTGACGAACTTCTGCCACACCTAAACGCAGAACAGATTTACTTTTTTGATTGACGACGAGAGTCGAGGTAAATTACTTTTACTTCGCTTCGGTCCGTTTGCCGAAGCACGAAGCGGGGTAACGAAGGTGAGGCGTCAGCGATCCAGCCTTGGTCACTGGCGCCTTTCCCATTCCGGGAGATCGACATGCAAACACAGCAGAACTTGACCTGGTCGCGCGTGGCCAGGAACACCGACTACGCCACCGACGGCGTTCGGGCGTACCGCATCGCCTTCGACGGTAGGGTGTTCGTCGCCGAAGTTTCACTCATCCGCCGGCGGGACGTGCTCTCGCGTAGCGAGTTCACCCGCAAAGTCGCAGCGCAGGACTTTTGTGCAGCGTTCGCAAGCAACCTGGCGCGCCAGGTGTTCCTCGAGACGATCCTCGCTAACGCCTTCGACGCCGCCGCCCGCACCACGTTTACCAAGCGGCACGCCGCACGTCACATCCTTGCCGAGCTGCAACGCGCTGGCTTCGAATTCAGTTTCAAGGGCGGGCTGGCCACCGCTGACGTCACTGAGGTCGAGCAGGCGAGCGAGGCGGCCAGCGCATGATCACCAACTGGCCCGTCGAGGCGTATCTCGTGACGGTGGCGCTCGTCATCGTCGCTTTCAACATCGGCATCGCAGCCGGCATCGCGATTGCCCGGCACCTGGACGCCGAAGATTTCAACGCCGGCGACGTCACCGACGACGCCGATCACCCCACGCTGACACTGATCGGAGGGCGTCGCAATGGCTGAAGCGAAACGCGGGTCGCTGGTCGGCCGGCAAAACCTCTACACCTGCCCGACGTGCATGAAGGCAATTTGCACGGTCGACAAAGACGACGGCACAACGCCGTTCACGATCCAGTGCCAGGCAACGCCAGGTTGCCGGACACTAGCCTACAGCGCCCTTTACAATGTCGTCCCCGGAACCTTTCAGGCAACGCACGAATGGTACCGGCCGTCGATCTTGAATGTCATGCCGCCTCATCTTGCCGCGCACGTCGCGAAAGGCGGTTTGCTGCTGCGCCAAATTCTAAAGCTGCCGCCGTTCGTCCAGGTCGCGTCTGACGCCGAAGCGCCGACATACCCCGTCGAGAAAGGAAATTGACGATGCCAACGCGCGCACTGAACGTCGAGGACGTGGCGGCGGAGCTCGGCCGCAAAGTCGATTGGGTACACAACAACTGGCGCGAGCTCGTCCAGATCGAAGGCATGCCGGCGCCGCTGCACGGCGTCGGCGCCCTGGCCTGGTCGGCGCCGGCATTCTATGCGTGGCTCGATCGAGATCTGGCCGAGCCACTAAAGCCGGCAGCGGCAGCCTATCGCGCCGCCCTCGAGGCCGCTCGCCCCGAACAGCAAACGGTGCGGGACAACACCCAGGAATGGCGGGACCACCTGAATAATCGTTTCAACACGGTGATTTAGAAATGGCGAATACCCTGCTTAAATTTCCGCGAATATTGCGCGTCGTACGCCCGAAAATCGACGAAGGCGAGCTCGAGCTCGAGGCGCAATATGAGGTTTATCGACTTCTCGTGCCGCTCCCGAAAGCCGCGCAGGAACGCGTTCTGATGCAGATCGCGCAGATCCTGCAGGACCGCCACGCCTATAGATACGAGGATTGACAATGGAAGACAGCATCCAAGACGCTAGGCCCGGCGATGTTTTCGTCGATAGTGACGGCCAGATTTATAGGGTTAAGGCTCGGTTCAATGAGCCAGTGATCGAATTGGCCATGATCGACCCCGTCTACCCATCTTCGATCGCCGGCAATGACCTGCCGCCGACAATGCGAGGCACCATCCACGCGCAGATGTGGGACGGCTTCAAGCGCATCTACCGGCCGGACTGACGCCCCTGTTTGAAAAACGGGCGAATCCTTCATTGTCGCCAGCGTTGGATCACCGGGAGAAAACCGCCATGGCAACGATCACGGTCAAATACCTGAAATTCCGCGATGGTCGGCCGCGTTGGGAACCAGGCCCCACGCTGCGCGCCAAGGGGATCAAGGGCCGTGATCTCAAGGACGAGGCCGGGCGCTGGCTCGGCCTCGAGGCGGCGATCGCCGCCGCCAACGCGCTCAATGCGGAGATCCACGCCTGGCGACTGACCGGTCGCCGGCGCCCGCCCGTACCTCGCAAAGTCGTCGCTCGCACAGTGCGTCACCTCAGCGACGACTGGCAGAAGAGCGTGAAGTTCACGAAGCGCGGCGCCAACACGCAACGCGACTACCTTTCGAAAGCCAGCCTATTTCTCGCCGAGTTCGGTGATGCACCGGTCGCTGCGATCGAAAAGGCGCATCTTTATCGCTGGTGGCAGGAGCTGCACGGCGAGCGCGGCCACGCCATGGCGAACGGCGTGCTGGCCGTTGCACGGGTGATGCTGAGCCACGCCACGCGGATCGGCTGGCGCGCTGACAATCCTGCGATGAAACTCGGTTTGGAAACGGTCGCGCCTCGCGTCGTCGTCTGGACGCCGGCCGAAATCGCCGCGTTCGTCGGCGCCGCCGATCGGCTCGGCCAGCACGCGATCGCCGACGCGGTGATCATCGCCCTGCACACTGGCCAGCGCCAGGGCGACGTGCTCGCGCTCGAGCACGCAGCAACGACGAACGGCCGGGTCATGTTTCGCCAGGGGAAGACCGGCGCCCGCGTGTCCGTGCCGCTGACGCCGGCGCTCGAGCAGCGCCTGGACGAGATCCGCGCCAGGCGCGCCGCCGGCGCCGTTGTCGAGCTCCACGCGCGCCAGGTTGTTCTCGACGACCAGGGCCGGGACTACACCGGCTCGCGCTACAACAAGGCCTTTGTGCAGGTGCGCGACGCTGCCGCCGCCGAGGCCGGCCCACAGATCGCCGGCCGCTTGTTCCTGGATCTTCGCGACACGGCCGTAACGCGGCTGGCGCTCGCCGGCTGCACCATCGCCGAGATCCGGGCAATCACAGGTCACACGCTGCAAACCATCCATTCGGTCCTGCAGCACTATCTGGCGCTCGACGACCGTATGGCCGACGCTGGCATCGATCGATTGAAGGTTTGGCTCGCAGACGAAGGGATCGCGATATGAGCACGTCGAAGTCACTTGCGGAAGAACTACCCGACGCAATTGCCAAAGTCAGCGAATTGATCGGAAGCATGAACGCGCAAGGAAACGAGCTAAATGCTGTCTGTCCTGGCGCTGGCGACGGCACTCACATGGTCATGAAACTCCTGCGCGTCAAACGAGACGTTGCAGTGGCAGCGATGCAAAGCGGTGACGTGGTGGCGATGCTCACCGCTTATCTGCAGCTCGCGCCAGCACTTAAGCTTACGACAGAGGATGCGCCGCCGGCCGATGCGGACTTTCCGAAGCCTGGCAGAAAAGATGGCGGCACTCCATGCGGCGAGTGTCATTTGAGCCCCGGCGAGGTTTGCGATATCTGCGGAGCAATTGAGCCGCGTAGATCGTCCGACTTCTCGCCAAAATAGCCCCGCTAAACGCCCATCGTCCGACTATTAAGGCGTTGAATTTGCTCGGTTCGCTCTGACTTTTAATCAGATGGTCGAGGGTTCGATCCCCTCCCCGCTCACCACAAAAACAGCAATCACATCAAGAACTTAAGAAACACCGTCGCCGGAACAACCGGCGAACGGCAGCGGGTTTGAAAAGTCGGACGTCCGACTTTTTAGTGCCTGACGACCTTCGGCTGCCAGCCTTCGATCAGACGAAGACGGTTTTCGATTCGCGGCAGCCGGCCGTCTTCCTTGTCGTCGATCTTGGTCAGCCGCCGCTCATGCGCCTGGACCGTCGGCGAGTGATCAACCAGCCATGTCACAAAGCCCCACAGCGCACCCACGATGATCACCATCGAGATCACCGTGGCCCCGACTTTGGAGTATGACATCGGTTCAGGCCGACCCGCTTCGCGCTCGAGGAGTTTTTTCACGCCGGCGTCGATCCCTACGATGTTGATATCCATCCGGGTGACGTCGCGCTGCAGCACCGCGACATTGGTTTCGACGGTGGCGATCCGCTGTTCCATGTCGTGCTGGCTCATGACGTCTTAGGGTCCTTGGCTGCGGGTTTGGCCGGGGCAGAGCGCACGCCCGCGCACGGGTCGACCCCCTTCGGCGGTTTGCATAGAGCGGCGCGGCCGAGGTTGTTGCCCTCGATCATGACCGCCGTGCCCTCAGTCAGCTTGTCCTCGCGGCTGATGCAGACGTGCGCCAGTGCGGCGCACGCTGGCTCAGCAGTCGCGACAATGGTGCTTTGTGCGCAACCGCTCAGCAGCCCCAGGCCGCAGAGCACCAGCGCGAGCTTTAAGAGCTGCATCGGTCAATCCTTTCGTTTGCGTGTTGATGGTGGCAACGGCGGTCGCCGCGCCGCGCTGCTCGGCTTTCTTGCCGCTGTCCCACATGAAAACTGTCGTCACCAGGCCGAGGATCGCGGCCAGGATGGCACCGTTCAAACTGCCGAAAATCGCCTTGATCATTGGGGTTGCCCTTTCTCCGCCGGCGGCACGGGTTTCGCATCGGTGATCAGCCGGCGGCCAAACACCGTTGCCAGGCCGAACACGGCCAGGCCGAAGCCGATCGACTTCGCATTGGCGCCGAAGGCGAGCAGCAACGGCTCGATCGGCTTAAGCTTGATCAGCTCGGCCGCGCCTTCGAACAGGAACTGGACGCCATCACTGAGCCACTGCAGAAATGTGCCGAGCAGGGCGAGCAGCCCGCCGAGTACCGTTTTTGAGCTTTTGAAGGCCGCTACAGCCGCGTTCGTTTTTTCCTGTAGGGTGACACCGACTTTGTTCGATGTCGCCGCCGTGGGCTTCGCTTGGCCCGGCGATTGCGTGTTCTGATCCGGGGCGGCGGTCGGGTCGACAGGTGGCGGCGCACCTGGCGGCCACCGCACCCCGCCGGGCACGATGCGGCGCTCATCGAAACTCGCGATCGAAACCGTGTCGCCCTGGTTGCCGGACAGCAAATAGATCCGACCGTCGCGACGGGCGACCAGCGTCCCGACGTGCCCTTCGGCCGGGTTTGGCGGCCGATCGATGACGACGATCGCGCCCTCGACCAGGGCGCACGGCGTACCCCACAACGCCCACGACCTGGCGCGCAGCGGTTCGGCCGGCAACGGATACCCGGCGGACTTGGCGGCGAATGCCACGGCCGCACCGCACCAGGGCGTCACGTCGTCTTTCACCCAGCTGGCGCCGGCCGCCGCAAAATACTCCATGATCCGCGGGTTCGAGCCAGGGCCGAGGACTTCCGCGACGCCCATTTCGGCGTCGAGGATCTGCAGCCAGCGCGGTTGTGTCGTCATCGTTTGCCCTCTCGTCAGCGCAGTGAGATGGAAATCGCGTTGGCGATCGTCGGACCGCCCGATGAGATTGACGCCGAAACCGTGCGCGGTGTCTCAGCAGCTAGCGAGCTTGCATCCGCTGCGCTGAACCCCACAGTTTCGGTGATGGTGTCGGTTCGCTCGGTGACGCCCGTCCAGGCATAGGTCGAACTGACGTTTGAATGTCCAATCGCCAGCACCATGCCGTCGGCATTGACGTTGACGTTCAGCGCCGGCGCTGTCGTGCTCCCGCTGCCCGCTGTTGCAACGGCAGTAATTGAACTGAGATTGTAGGCTGCCCATACGGCGATTGCGCACCGCGTCATGGTCCCTGACCAGGTGATCGCGACCGTCGCCGTCGTGCCGGTCACGCCCGTAAAGGCATAGAACGCGATCGTGGACGCCTGCCCCCCCGCGGTGTGATCTCGCTTGTGAATTAGGGTGCCGGCCACCCCGCCAACCGTGAACGCCGATATCGTTCGAGCTGAACTCTCGGTCGCGTACACACCGACGATCACCGTCCGCGACGATCCCGTATCGGTGCCAATTGCAGTCGACGCAAAGCTGTAAGTGGCGAGGTCTGACCCGCTCGCAGCAGCCGTCTGATAAGACAGGGTCGGCGGTCCGCCGGCCGCCGCCGCGCCTGCAAATCCAACGATCCCGACGAGGCCGGGTAGCATCACACCACCGCCTTGACGAGGTTTGCGACGATCTCATTCGACGCCGTCACCTGGTAGAACAGCACGTCGACCTTGCTCGCCGTCGTCGTCAGCACGGGCGCGGTGCCGCCGGCGAATTTCCAGTTAGATCCATAGCTCAGGGTGCGTGTTCCCGTGCCATCCTGCGCAATGCGAATGAAACCGCTCTGCCCGACTTTCGTCGCGTTGGTCGGGTTCGCCAGCGTGCGATCGCCAGCCAGTGTCACGCTGAAGTTCAGGCCAGCAGCAAAGTCGGGTGTGATCGTCGCACCGTCCGTCAGAGCCACGGTCGCGCCCGCCGCCCAGGCCTCGGCTGGCGACAGCGCCAAGTTGCCGGCCGCAGCCGAGCGGAACTCCGCCCCCGTCGCGAGCTCAGTCGCGCCGACGTAGGTTGTCGAGGCGGCCTGCTTAATGTTGTCGAAGGCGGTCGCCGGCACCGTCACATCGGACAAGTTCGCCGACTTGACGAGTTTCAAACTGAGATCCGCCGCGACTTCGGCCAGCGTGTCGAACGCGGCCGAGACGCCGTTCCGAACCGACGAGAGAATGCTCGCGGTCAGCCCCGCGATGGTCTCGCCCCCGTCGGCCAGCAGCTTGCCGGTCAAACCATTGAACACCGCAATCCGCAAGTCGACGGACGAGGCCGGGCCGACCACGTCGCCGGTGCCGGCGCCATCCGTGCCTTTGTTGCCGGTGCGATAGAAGGCGATCGAAACCTGCATGTTGTTCGTCAGCGTGCCGGCACCGCCGACGAGCTGAATGGGGAACGTGTCATAGCCGCCGGCGTCGGTCATGGCCCCGGTGATCGCAAACTCGAGGAAGTTCGTTCCGGGCGCGGCGATGTCGACTATTCGCAGGGTGCCGCGATGCGCCGTGTTCGTGCTGTCGTCCCAGGTTGCGATCGCCGTCGCCTGCGAGGCCCCGAGCCGGTTCGTCTCCGAGATGTGCAGCGCCGTCGCCGACGCCGGCGTCGCGTTGTTGATCAGCAGCTTGCCGGCCGTCGGATCGCCAGCAACGGCCGTGTTCCACAAGTAATCGAGGCCGACATTCGGTCCGGCCGCGCCAGAAGGACCTGGATT